CGGTAAGCCCAGAAAATCACGGACAAGAAGGCGGCTAGCAGAAGCAGCGCGTGCGTCACGAGCTTCAGCCAGCCGTTCATCTCGTCCAGCCAGAGCGCGTCAGCAGCAGCAAACGCTACCCAAGCCAGGAAAAACTTGACGGCGTAGTGTTTGTGCTCCAACGCAATCTGCATAATCAGGACACCTCTTCGAGAACGTACGCTCGGATGGTTCCGGCTGCGCCCGTCCCAGTGGAAAACGCGATCTGTCCGCTGGCGTTGATGAATCGCGCCGACTCCAAGACTACGAAATAGGTAGTGTTGGCTGCAGTCGTCAGAACGAAATTTCCCAACGGACGGAACGACGGCGGATTGACGCCTTCGATAAAGGTGATGTCTCCGGCGGTTGTTGCCGCAACGTGGATGAGCAGCCGGTGCCCCTTTTTGATTGCGTTCGGTAGCGAGATTGTGTGCGACTGTGACGCGGCATACGTCAGCCCCGCGGGGAGCGTTACAGGAGTCGCGCCAACCAAAACAGGATCGAGATTTGCCATCGTCTCACACCCCCTTAGCTGAAGCTGACAAACGCCATCGCAAGCATTTCCGGCCGAACGACCTTGCAGCCGTACAGGTACAGCGACTTGACGGCTTGCCCGAATCGGCGCTCAGGGCGATACACTTCCGTCGCCTGAATCAGCGCCACGAACGAAGTTGCGTCACTGACGCCAGCGATGATGCGGTGGACGTTCGATTGAATCGGCACGTTATTCGAGACAACCACGTCAAACCCGGCAATCGGGCCAACAAGCCCGTTTGCCAACGCCGCCTGCGACTGCTGCGCCGCTGTGAATACGCAGTTCTGGTGAACCAACAGCCGCGTCAGGAATAGCGGAGACACAACGACCCAGCGACCGCTACGTGGTACGTTTGCCTCGTCTAGTTCACCGGCAAGGCGCACCAGCGTCAAATAGCTGTCGTTTGTTGGGCTGGTGTTGATGTTGATTGGAGACGATTGCGAGCCAATACGGTTGGCTGCCGCCACATCCGCAGCCATCTTGCTCGCTACGTACTGGTCAGCTGTATCGGCGAGTTTGTAGGCTGCGCTACGGCTAGAGACCTCAATCAGGTCGTATGGCGACGTTGCCCTGTCAATATCATCAATCGCAAAGTGAACCGCCTTCGCTTGGTCAACAACGAGCGTCGTTGACGCATCGTTCAGCGCTTCCGGCGCGGCAAGGTCGGTATTGCGAGTGTAGTCAACGATAGTAGGAGCCGATAGCATCGGGATACGCACGGTGTCCCCGACGCCACGGAGTTGCCCTTCGTACTTCCTATTGACGCAACGCGGGCTGGCGTAAACGAGAGCTTTTTCCAGCTCTTCTTCGAGTGTCGCTGCCCAAACTGTGCCGATAACGTGTGAAAACGCCACGGGCGGGATACCTCCACGAGATTTGGCTTGCGCTCAAGCGTCTCGCAGGGCATCTCGCCCGTTCAGCGCCTTCCGGTTTGATTTCAGATTAGCCGATTACACTTTTTGACGCAATACCTCTCGTACCTCGTCAAGTCGCGCGCGGATTTCATCAGGCGTCATTTTCTCTAGCGCCTCGCGCGTTAGCTTTCCGCCGGACACCAAAGCCCCTTGTGGCGTTCCAGAGCCTGTAACGGGACGCCCGTAGAAGAATGGGAATTCTTTTTGCAGGCGTTTACCAAAGAAGGTAGCCGGGTCGTCTGCCACTGGCGTCCCGTCGGCATCCAGAAAGACAATATCCGCACCTCGCAACTCGTAGCGTCCGTCCAGCAGCTTCAGCAAGTTGTTCACGTGCGCTGGCGCAACACCAGCCGCCAGCGCCCACTCCTTCAGCGAATACTGCACGCGCTCGCGTTGCCGGGCAGCTTCGATTTCGTCACGTTCGCGCCGCAACTCCTCAAGCTCTTTGCGCAGCGCCACAATCCGCGGGTCGTCCGCTTCGGGGTCGGTCACCGGACGAATTTTGCGTTCCAGCGCTTCGAGCTTGCGCCGGGCTTCGCGGTGCGCTTCGCGTTCCTTGCGTAACGCTTCCTTCAGTGGCGTTGGGTCGTCAACCTGCACGGGCAAAACAAACTTGCCGTCACGTTCTTCGTAAAACGGACGCAACGGTTCGGGTACAGCGTCTAACGAATCAACCTCAACAGGCAGTGGTTCCGGCATAAACAACCTCTAGCGATAAATAATCGTGCACTTGCAGCGCGTCCGGCAAACAGATGAGCCAATCGGTGGAATCACGTCAATAGGTAGCCACTTGCCAGCCCACTCCAGGCAATCCGGGCAGTGCTCAGCAATCCCCAAGACGCGCTTGGCTTCGGTGTAGCCAGCCGCTTTATGTTTGATGCGCTCTAAGTCGGAAAACGTCCCGTAGGCAGCGCCGGCGTAGAGTTCCGCGCGTGCGATAAAGCGTCCGTCAACGGGCAACCCTTCAGCTTCCCATCGGCGCAGGAATTCGTACTGGCGTCGCACGGCCGCACCAACGCGCCCCAAGTCCGCTGGTGTTAGCTTATCCATTCCGCCAGCGGCAACGGCAGCGTGAAGTAGGTGAACAGCTTTGACGCGCGCCTTCATCGCAATTAGCCACTCGACGCGCGAAATTTCGCCGTCGCGTAATTGACGCGCCAGTTCACGCATTTCCTGCCCAACGCCGCGCCGCACCTTTTCGAGCTCTGCTAACACCTTAGCGCGCGCCACAAAACGACCGTTGGGTGCGATATAACGTTGCGATTTTTCGCTCCAGCGGAATATTGGCTTTGCTGTAGTTTTACTCGGCATCGAGTAATCTTGGAATCAGAACAGAATATCTTCTCGCAAGGGCTCGCGCATAAGTGAAGTCTTGCGCCTCAAACGCAATTTCGCCTTCCAACTCTGTCTGGCTGTACGTCCATCTTTTAGGCTTCTTCGGTTTCTTCTTCGGCTTGATTTTCCTCACTACTCCCTCCCCATTGGTTAGCTAGACGTTCGAGTACGATAGCCGGCGTGACTCCTGCTGGGAGCGCGCCGGACTGCTCTAGGGCTTCAAGGTAGGTCTCAAGATCAAGGTCTCCAGCACGGCGTGCGGATTCCAGTAGCGGCAAAGCTTGCGTCCAGTCTGTCGTGGCGTCTAGCTCCGTTCCAATCTGCACACTGTCGGCAATGCCGTCGGTTGGGAGTCCAAGCATCGTTAAATGCCACCACAAGCAATTCTCCAGCGCGTCACGGCACGACTGCGCGGCGTCACGGAGCAATGCCGTGCGCATCGTGTGCAGGTGGATTGCTTCCGTTGCTGTGCGGTTTTTCGTATCGCCAATAGCTAGCGATAACGCTTGCATTTCGCGCTCAATTCTGTCTAGCGCGCTGGCGGCAGACCCAATCCCAGCGCCGGAAATCTCAACGTACTCCAGCGACTGCTCCGGCTGGAGTAATGCTACGGCGGACGGCGCAATGCGTAGCGTCTCGCCCTCAGGGATTCCCTTCGCCGTCAGAATTGCCACGCATGCCAGGTGAAGATTGTACTTGTAATCGCTGTACGTCTGGTAGTACTCGGCTTCGCGATACGCCAATGGCAAAAACGGCGAGTGCGCCACAAAAGGCGCGTCGGGCGGAGCAGCGTACAGCGGCACAATCGGGATTGACGGCAGCGGCAGCGTGGTTTGAAAGTCCACCACGTAACGCGGCTCGCGCTCGTGCGCCTCCTGCACTTCGCGGTACACAGTCACCACAACACCTTGTGGCTCTAGCGTAAAAACGCGATAGCGAGTCACAACCCGTTGTGTAAACCGCCCGTCCGGTTCAACCGCCGTCTCCCGGATAACGACCCGCACCAAGACAAGCTCACCGTTGACGCGCTCGTGCCGCCAGTTGATTACGTCAGCGCGGTGGCGCAGCACCCAGTACGGTCGCCCACCTTCCGCCGGCGCGTCAATCACGATAAACGCCACGCCGTCACGCAACGCAGCTGCAAGAGCCTGTGCTGTGAATCGATCGCCGTGCGTCCCGGCAAGGTCAACGTCTTCCCAGTGCGATAGAAATACAGGCGGTACTTGCTCAGCGAACTGCACGCCGTCACGGACAATCAGACCAACGGTCTGCTGAATCGTCCGGGCAAAAACGCCAGGCAGAACGGCGGTTGCCAGTCGGGTGCGCCACGTGTCCTGTGCTTCGAGCGGGAAGCGTGGAAGCAGGAACTCGCCTTCAGCACGCGCCGCGCGCGTCCCGCCCCACAAGGCAGCGCAAGTGCGCAGTTCTTCAAGGTAGGGCGAAAGCAAAGGTGATACTGCTGCCGGAACGTCTTTGTTCGTCACAGCCTGTTAATTTCCGCCGCTCTGATTTTGACGCAAGCGACCATTAGTTCTTGGAGTTCGTCTTGTTTATCAGCAAGCTCTCTAATCGCCACAATCAAGTCTTCAAGCTTCGCTTCAAGCCCAGCTTCGTTCAGGTCTTTTTGGGTAATTTTGTCAAGCAGCCCCAGCGCGCGCTCAGCAAGCAAAACGGCTTGTGCACGTGCGTAAACGTCCACACACAGCCCGGCTACACGCTGGATTTCGTAGATATGCGCTTTTTGCGCTTGCGTGAGCATATCAAGCCTCCCAAAGTCCGAAGTCAATCATCAGTTGGCGTAGCGCGTTCACCAGCGTAATCGCTGATGCCAGGTCGGTTGCCGCTGGCGGTGCAGTCGCGCGCGGGATTGGCGTCGCGCCAAGGACGGACACGCGCGGTTGCGTTCCGTCGGAATCCACAGTGAAGCCCACACGCTCGTTTGACGCAGCGTCACACGCCACCACGTCGGTACGCCCCCGGCGTGTAGCCGGAACGTTGTCCAGCCAGCGAAAAACCATGCCCCCGGCGTAGTAGGAGTCGAAGTTTGAAGCCGTTATCTGGTGCAGCAGATAGAACTTTGTCCCAGCAGGACGCGGCGGGCCAAACTCGCTGGAGAGGACAAAGTGCCGGGGAGCGACAGCAACCGCCCGCGCGCCAATAGCAGTTGCGCCACCGCCGAGATGGCTTCCGGCTCCAGCGGCACTCCCGACAACAGTAACTTCTGAGTTTCCCCCGCCGGAGCTGGAGGCGTACCCCACAACGATGCACTCCTGTCCATTTCCCACCCCAGCGTAAACGTTTGCGCCCACGGCGGTAGAATATGAGCCAGCTCTGGCGTTGCGCCCTATCGCTGTCGCTCGCCACCCCAACGTCTGCGCGATAGCCCCTACCGCCGTCTGCCAATTTGCCGCCGAAATCGTCTGCCCAACCCCCAGCGAAGTGTTTTCGTTCCCCGACGGTAACGTTGTCTGCCCCAGCGCAATCCGGTTGGTCGCCGTGTCAAGCTGGTAGTGATTCAGCTTGTTCTTATCTTCTGGGTTCAGCAGCCCGGCGTTTGTGGTATCGGCTTGCGGAATCGTTGCTGGCGTGCCCGTGCTGCTTGTGACCTGCCCGCTGTCAGGCGCAGGAACATAGCCTAAGTCAGTCGCGCCGCCGGACGCTGACAGAACGCCACCGGACAAGGAAAGATTCGCGCCAATCTGGATTTCTTCCGGCGGCCCGGCGGTTGCGCCACGTCCAAGCAGACGGTTCGGCGTCACGTCTTGAATCTTGTCGTATAGCACCGCGCCGTCTTGGATTTTTGGCGTCGTGACGGCGTTCGGTGCAATCTTTGACGCAGTGACGGCGTTTGATGCGATTTTTGGACCAGTCACCGCTCCGTTGGCAAGGTGCGTCGTGTCAATCGAGTCACTCGCTACAGACGCTTGTGCTTGACCGGGCGTGGTAAAGTCCCACTCGATAGTTGCGCTATCGGTAACAACGCGCTCGGCGGTCAACGTCGGGTCAGCAGCCGCCACAAGATATTGTGCATCTACCGGCGCGCCGCCACCACCGCTGGTAGAGCTGATGACTCCAGTCAGGGGATCAATTGTGACCGTCGTACCGTCCACACGGACGTGCCCCAAGACACCAGACGGGCCAACGCCAGCGATTTTCTGCTCGTGTGCGTCCAGCAGTATTTGCCAGTTGTTCGGCGGCGTTGCGTTGGAGAGCAGCAACGCTTGCAGTGTGATTGGCGTTGCGCCCGGCGGCACGATAATCGTGCCACGCCAGCCGTCCGGCAACGTGACTTCAATCTCGATATTCGTCGGCAACTGGAGCGTTGCGTCACCATTCGCGTCAGTCGTAACTGTATAAACGCGCGAGGGATACACGTCCGCTGGCGTAGACTGACCCTTTTTGAGGGGACGGAAGGTAACGCGCGCATTTGCCAGCGGCTGGTTCGGAATTTCTGCGAGTGAAAGATTAACAGTGCGCATAGCTAATCTCTTTTGCGTCCACGCAAAATTACCTGGTCAATAACGCGCCCGGCGGTTTCGCCCGGAGTTGTCGGCTTCTCTTTCTCAGGCGGAAAGTGCTCTGGGAATAGCGAGCGCCCTAACGCCGTAGCGACGGCAGCAACGGTTCCGGCGATCAGCGCCAGCGTCTGATATTGCGGGAACGTTGCGGCAATCAGCGAGCCAATAGTAGCAGCAAGTGCCAAGACTGTGACAAAGCGGTTTGGTGTTTTCACGGCTCACCTCGGCAGGTAACTGAATTCTGTTCGGTATTGAGGTTTTCGAGGTCGCCAGCCCCACACAGCATAGCACACGGCATCAGCGCGGTCGGGAGAGCGTCCTAAGCGTTGCCGCACGGCATCCTTCGGCTCCAGCAGTATCCTACCGCGCTGGTAGGAATAGCGCAACGCTGCAAGCTCGTCCTTCAGCTTCCGGTCGTCAGGAAGCGCCACGTCACGATAACGCAGGTGTTCAACCAGAACCCAGTAGGACTCCGCCCGCAGGTTAGCAAACTGTCCGTCGCGGATCGCGGCTTCCGCCCCGTTGAAGGCTTCGACGTTGAGTTTTTCCTTGCGAAGTATATCCGTCAAACCACCACCAAGCCCAGCGTCGTCAACGACAATGCGGTGCTGGCGGTACTTAGAGAGAATGAGTTCGGCGATTGTTGTGATTGGCGATTTTCGCAGCGTGTGCAGGATTGAAATTGCGCCGTTGCGCGCAACGCCGGCAATCACGGTTTCGTCGTTCCCGAACCGCGCAACGTCAACGCCTATCGAAACGAGCGTGTCCGGTTGGCGCGCGTCACCGGATAGCGTCGTTGCGTCAAAGAAGGCATTTTCGTCGCTGTTCCAGTCAACGAATTCCGCGAGATATTCCTGCCGGAAGACGTTTTCAGGAAGCTCGCGCTGGCGCTCGGCAATTTCCTCGGCAGGGATGAACGGATTAGCGGAAGTTGGGGCAGTAAAAGAGGCCCAATCAGGGTAATCAGGGTCTTCGCCGCGCCGGTAAAGTTCCCAGAAATAGTTGAGTCCGGCGGGGGTAGAAATGAACCACGCTTCACCACGCAGGTCGGTAAGCGTCGGCGCGATAGCGTGTTCCCAAGCTTCTTTGAGGTGGCGCGCGTAGGCAGCTTCGTCTAAAACCACGCGGGCGTATTTTCTTCCGCGCCCTACGTCGGGACGTTCAAGTGTCCAGCCGTCAATTGAGCCACCGTTGATTAGCTCGATGCGCATTTCGGCGCGGTTTGCACGCCGCGTCAGCGGGCGAAGCGTCCGCTCTATTCCCGACCAGACTTCCAGCAGTAGCTTGTAGCTGGGCGCAAAAACGGCAACCGGGCGGCCTTCAATTGCGCCGCCGGGCGCAAGCGTAAGCCACTCAGTTGCGAGAAGCGTTTTGCCGAAGCGCCTTCCAGCAGCGACGACTTTGAAGCGTCGCCGGTCGGCCAGAATAGCGAACTGCGCCTTGTGCAGCGTCAGCTTCGGCAGCTTAACAGCAATAGCGGGCATTAACTACGCGCTGCTTCGCGCATTCTCTTCAGTTTGCGGGCGTAAGCCTTTTGCCGGGACTCACCAGCACGCTGGAAAAAGCGCACCCCTTTGCGCGTGGTGTGCCACTTACCTCCTGATTCAGCCATAATCACCTCCTGACAAGTTCACAATACGTTAGCGTTTCATTTTCGACGACATCGAATACTTCCGGCTCCCAGCCGCCGGGAACAAAGACGTAAACCAGTTCGCCGAGTTCGTCTTCGTAGAGCATCAACCCATTGGGGGTGTGCTCTCCTGCTAACGCAATATAAGGTGAGACCAGCCGTGTTGGGTAGTCGAAAATCTGCCAGTAGGCGCGTAGAACACCGAGGATGTCACGCGGGCACTCGTGCGCCTTGCGCCACGTCTCTCCGGCTGTAATCAGATTGCGGATGCTGCGGCCAAACGGCTGAACGAATTCCTTATACCAACCCTTGTCTTTTGGCAGCCCCACGTCACACCAAGCGGCAAAGTTTTCAACTCCGAACATGACAGGCTTCCCGCCGCCTAACTCTGTCAAGTGCTTGAACCAGCCTGTAAGTGTCGGCCAAAACGGGTAGCCCAGCTCGAAGTAGGCGTCCCAGAAGTCGAACGGTGAATCAGCATCACCAAATACGCGAATGCCGGCGGCACGCGCGTCATCACACCAGGCGGCGATAACACCGGCGTCTGGTGGTAGTTTCTTGAGTCCGTATTGAACCCACTCTCCGAAGCGCTGTCTAGTGTGCGGCGTCATTGCCGCCACCTGAAAGCGTGACAGGTGAAGCGGCTGAACCCAGATGTGCGTTACGTTGGCATCAAGCAAGTCGTACAGTAGACGGTCTGTATCCAGCCACCAGTCCGGCACGAATGGGTTGATGCCGGCAACAAGGTGATGCCCGTGACGCTTGATTTCGGCGATCAGTTCAAGCCGCTGACGGTAAGTTGGCGCAGCCGGTTCCGCTTCGCGCAAAAAGGCTTCGTTGTCGGAAGTAAGCGAGACGTACCACATTGTCGGCTTGCCTGAAAGGGCAAGCTCGATAGCGGCGCGCTCACCACCACGTGTCTGGTAACTCCAGCTAAAACCAAGCGGAGTTAGAGTTTCGTAGAGACTGATGAAGGTCTCGGCGTTTGCTTTCGCAAAGGGGTCAACGGTATTGCTGGTAAGCGCCGGGTAGCCGCGCACGGCAAGCCAGCGGCAGGGGTCTTGATCGTCGAGATCGTGTTCGGTGAGGCTTCTGACAAGTTGGCGAAGGAACGAACCGTCGAACCGGCGGTTAGGATTGTTCAAGGTCGCGAAGCAGTAAAAGCATCCGTGCGAACAGCGGTTCAGGTCGAGATGAAGCGGCACGGGTGAAATCAGAAACTCGCCGGTATAGACACGCAAACTCACTGGTAGTCCTCAATCAGCTTTGCAATAACATCAGACCAAGTACCACCCATGCGTCTGCGCAAAAGCTTGAGTTTTTCGTAGGCAGCGCGGGGTAGGTTGACAAGCAACGGGTAAGTGATAGGCGCGGGTTTGGTTTCGGCGGGTTTGGGCTGCTTGGTTTTTGTGATTGGCGCGTCATCCCCGTCTTCGAGAGAGAAGTCTTCGTTTTTGGCAGGGAGTAGAGAATCTAAGTCAAGGAATGACAGGTCAATATCTTCGAGTGTTAGCTCGCCTACCTCAAGTGACAGAAGCGGAACATCCCAAACCGCCATTTCCGCCAAGCGGTTATCTGCGAGAATGTAGGCGCGGCGCTGCGCGTCATTCAAATGCGACAGGCGGACACACGGGACGGTATCGAGTTCGAGTTTGCGCGCAGCGGCAAGACGCGCGTGACCGGCGATAACGCCGTTGTCGTCGTCAATCAGGATTGGCGAGTTGAACCCAAACTGGCGGATACTTTCGGCAATCGCGTCAATTTGCGCGTCACTGTGCGTGCGCGCGTTACGTTCGTAGGGGCGGAGTTGCGCGACGGGCAGGTATTCAATTCGCAGCGCCATAGACGCCGTAGCTCCGCTCGATAACAATTTCGGTCTTGGCACTGCCATAGGTATCGAGCCCCCAGTTGATGCGCTCGATTTTCTGCAGGTTCATCAAAGTCTCGCTGGCAATCTTAGCGGCTTTCAAATCCTCAAACGCCAGCAGCTTTTGTTCTTTCGTCTTAGCTTCGCGATGCGCTTTGAGTCCGGCGTAGAGACGCTCACGGACGGCGTTAGTTTCTTCTTGGTGGCGGCGTAAGATTTCGGCAGCGCGGTCAGCGGCGGCTTCAATTGCGGCGGCACGCTTTTGGGCGGCATCGGGCAACTCGTAGAGCTTTTCCTGCGCCTTGCGGCGGACGGTTTCAGCGGCGTCCGACCCGTCGCTCCAGCCTTCGCGCTCGGCGCGTTGCGCAATAGTCGTTTTGCTGACGCCGTACTTAGCGGAGAGGTAGCCCAATGACGCGCCAGCTTCGCGCTCGATTCTAATGTTGGCCCACTGTTCAGGGGTTAGCTTCGGTACACCCATTGACACCCTCCTGTCGAACTGTCAGAGAGGATACCACCAGGTACCGTGCCAAACAAGACAAGACACAAAAAAAGCGCCGCCCCAATGAAGGGAACGGCGCGCGGGTTAGTGAAGACGCGCGTTAGAACACGCGCACCTCTGAGTCAAGCACGATTTCTATTTCAGCCACGTCCTGTGGCTGAATCAGGACGGTGTTCCGCCCCTCATCCCATTCCCAATCTTTGGCGCGGACAAGCACTAACTTAACGCCGTCGCGCGGAGACAGGAATTTCAAGTCGTCTAAGTAAGGGACAGCCCGAATGGGCGTCCCAGTTGGGGTGGAGCCAGAGAAGAAGAAGAACACATCCTCTCCATCGGGGTGAATTTCCTCTGTTTGCAGAGAGTAGTACTCCGAACCACAGGTCCGAACCACAGGAAAACAAAGAATCCACTCTATGTCGTCCGGGTGAACAATAACAGAAGCGTAGGACGCACCTTGGAACACCCAACGCGCTACTCTTGAGACGACAACGGCCTGCGCATAGGTAAACGCCGGCTCGCCAGCATCCTGGAGCTCGTTCAGATGCCAAAATGTACGATACGCCTCAAAAGCGTGCACGTCTTCTTCGGCATAAGGGGTAAAAGTGAAAGCTTGGGTACCTCGGAAAAAGATTTCGCTCATTGCGACTGCTCCTGCGTTTTAGGGCCGCCGCCCGTGATTTGGTTCAAACTTACACCTTCCTAAACGGCGTGTCAAGCAAAAAGTTCCGACTTTTTTTTTAGCAACGTCGGAAAGAGCGTCCCGGCGTCTTTTCGTCTAGGCTAGAAACGCCAGCGAGTTGTCAAAGCGAGCTGTCAAGAAGGGTTCTTGGCAATGCTGGGTGCGTGAGCCCTTAGGAGGCACAACCCTGAATCAGAAGCGGTTTCGTAATGTAATCAACGCCTTTGAGTGATCAACGCCTTTCGGCATCAAAGATTTTTGCACGCTGTTCGAGAAACAGTCGTAGCGCCGGGTCGGTTTCGTGATCAACGCCTTTCGGCATCAAAGATTTTTGCACCAACCTGCCCGGCCTTGACGCTGCGTTTGTCCTTGTCGTGATCAACGCCTTTCGGCATCAAAGATTTTATTGCCGGACATCATACCTCAGTTCACGCTTGTTCGCAATTATCGAACGGAAGCAGAGTGCGAGTATCGAAGGGAAGCAGAGTGCGAGTTTATATGTACGAACCTTTCGCGCCGTGGAACAGCCGTGGAACACTCGACCGCAAAAAGCCTTCGAGTTTTCCAGCTTTCCCGGCGGCGGCACGGAGTTTCGGCTCGCTTTTCGGGTCAAGTTCGTTGTAAGCTAGGTAATGCACCCCCCAAAAATCCCGACACAGGACGGGACATTGGGCGGGCCGCAGCAGGTCAGGCACCGAGAAGCTCGCGTCAAGCCCGGTTACAGCCTTTTGCTGTGCCGGGCTATTTTTTTTTAGACTACACTAAGGAAGACTGATTTTTTATCGAAAAAATCGGAATGCAAGTCTAAAGAAAAGTCAAGGAAAAGGGAGTTTTATCTCCCGGAAAGAAGAAGAAAAAAGAGATTTATTTCACAGGAAAATCCAAAGTTATTACGATCTTCAACTAGCGCGCGTGGCGCATAGTTTTCGGCGGTTAGGTAGGACGAGAAAAACACGCCAATTCGATAAAAAGTCGCTGGAAGCTAGGTTGCACAGTCCTGCAATCAAGGGGACGCCAAGGGGACAGTCCAGAGAGCGTTTCACTCGCCCCCTCCCCCTAGGCAACCGAACCGCGAACCGGCGTCCGCTAGGGTGAACCGGTTCGTCGGGGAAGCCGCTAGGAACGCTTATAAGCCTTCGGAAAGCTATCGCACGTATATCCCTACGAGGCACTTCCCAAAAATTCGTTATAAGCGGTTTTAGGGGCATTGGCGGGCATCTTGGGTGAACACCAAGGGGGTAAAAGTCTACCCAGCCGGCGAACCGGCTGGAAAATTTTGAACTCAGTTTTGGTTTTTTGTTTTTCCAGTAAAAACCGGCAGGGGGGCAAGGGCGGGCGAACCGAACTCGCCCGGCTCGCTAGCGAACTGGCGGGGTAGCCCCTTCGGGGCTGGTACCCCCGCTGAGTTCGCGTCGCGCGCCTTGCCCCCCTGCCGGTTCGGTAAAGATTTTTTCATTGATTTTTGATGTTTTTCCAGTCTGATAACGTGAAAAATGGGTGGTTTTTCTAGCTACCTGGCGTATTTTTCCAGCTTTCCGGCTGGCGTCCCGGGAGCGGTTTTTCGCGCCGGTGCGGATTTTTGCGCGTAACCTATTGACCTGACTGGGTTTAGCTGGGAATTGCCAGTGAGCGAACTGACAATTGAGTTCGCGCCAGTTCGCCCAGTTCGCCCAATATCCATGCGGGTTTCGCGAATTTGGCGTTTTGGGGCTGAAAAGCCGTTCTGAGGGCGGTTCGCGGGGTAGTTCTGTCGTCCTGGCGGGGTGCCGGCTGGCGTGGCTGGAAAAACAAACGCCGGGAGGGTGTCCCGGCGCGGCGTGTGGGCTAGAACGGTAGCTCGTCAACCCACCACTCGCAAGCGTCTTGGCGGGCGGCGAAATCCGGCGGCGGGTAGTCCTGATAGTGTTGGCAAAAGCCGTTTTGGTCGTAGCACCAGCAGGTGTGACAGCACTTGGGTATCGGCGGGTTTTGACCTGTATGTGGGGCGCGGATAATCTCGCGCCATTCGCGAATGAAATCGGGTTCTGGCGGTCTCATAACAGCCTCCATTTAGCGGAAATAATCCGAAAGAATCTACCGTCTTTTACGAAAGAAATCTCAGACGGCGCGGGTTTGTGATTGAGAATTTTCGCGAGTTCTTCAAGCTTCTTCTGTTCGCTGCCTTGGAGTTGAGGAAGGGGTTCGCCCAGTAGGGCTTCGAGGTCGGCTTGGGCGCGGCGTCCGGGGAAGCCCGGATAAAAGAGCGTGAGATACTGAGTGATAACCAGTCTTGGAGACGTAGTGTGATACTCGCACAGTAGCAGCCAGCGCCCGCTGTAGGGGCTGTAGTGCGGCATCCAATGCCAGCGCGTGATGGCGTGAGTTTCTACGGCGCCGCCCATAATATCGGCGTCACGTAACCATAGGTTGACCGTGCGCTCGGCTGGCGGAAAGTCGTAGCCGCACGCTGGGCATTCTTTGACCCTGGCGTGGACAAGTTCCCGGCATTGCGGACACTTTTTGACCGGCGCACGCCCGTTCCCGTTGCCGTTCTTCTCCGGTGGTTCAACCGCCGTGATTGGTCCGTGACGCTCAACAACGCCTGCAAAATCCAGCACCAGACAGTGGTCGGTGTGGGATTTCGGGCGCAATCCGCGTCCTGCCATCTGCACGTATAGCCCCGGAGACTCGGTAGGACGCAACATTGCAATCAGGTCAACGTCCGGGTGGTCGAACCCGGTTGTCAGTACGTTGGCGTTGGTCAGTGCTCGAATTCTGCCTACCTTGAACGCGCCAATCAGCCGTTCACGCTCCGGCTTTGGGGTCTCGCCGGTGATGCACGCGGCTTCAATGCCGCGCTGTCGGAGTTCTTCAGCGATATGTTCGGCGTGTTCGACGCCAGCGCAGAACACAAGCCACGAGCGGCGGTTGCCGGCGCGGGCGATAATTTCGTCCACAACCGACCGGTTCAACTCGTCTTTGTCAACCGCCGCCTGGAGTTCGCTTTCAACGTAATCGCCATTGCGTTTGGCGACGTTAGACACGTCGTAAGTTGTGTCCGTGGCCTTACTTTGTAATGGCGCAAGATACCCTTTGGCGATAAGCTCGGTTAGGGACGCTGGTTTGATCAGCGGCGGGGAAAAGATTGCCGGTGGATCGGTAATCATCCCGTGCCCCAACCGGAACGGCGTGGCGGTCAGTCCGACGACGCGAAGGCGTGGGTTGATCTTGGATAATTCTGCAAGGAACGTCCGATACATCCCGGTGTCTTTGTGCGACACCAGGTGCGCCTCGTCAACAATCACAAGGTCAACGTGCCCCACGTCTTCGGCGCGTCGCCAGATTGATTGGATTCCGGCATAGGTGATGGGGTAACCGAGTTGTTTTCGCCCTACGCTGGCGCTGTACACGCCGACTGGCGCGTTTGGCCAGTGAAGCAGAAGCTTCTCTAAGTTCTGCTCTATCAACTCCTTGACGTGGGTGAGCATCAGGATTCTGGTCTCAG